TGTTTCTTTAATTCATTTTGAGATATCTTCATTATTTGAGTATATCTATCTGCAGTTTCTAAATCTGTATTTTCATAAGATATTACAAAATTTTCTGCTGGTACAAACTTACTACAAATTCTATCTAATGTATTATCAAAATATATTTTTTTAAAAGCAGAACCTGATAGAGCTAAAAAAAATAACATTTGATCAAGTTCATTAAAATAATCTGTAATTTGATTAGTAACTTGATAATTCATAAAGTCTTGAACACGTTGAGCTTGTTCTACTTTTTTATCAGAAGTTCTACCCATGATTTGAGTTTTAACAGGACCACCTGATGGAAACATTTCAGCAATAGCTCTAGCTTGAAACTGAGTTGCTGCTTCTGACATTAAAGGATGATGAACGCCTGAAGCTCCCGGGAATGGATCATTTCTATCTTCAACAACTACTCCTAACATTTTTAAACCTTTAGAGTATTGATCTTCCCAATCTTTTCTAGAAGATTTATCATCTTCAAATGCTTTTATTAAATCTCTACCAATTCCTCTAACTTCTAATTCATCTAGTTCTTCTGCTAAATTAGAATAGTGATTTGATTCAAAAGCTTCTTCTTCTTTTTCAGTTTGTTCTTGATCTACATCAACTCTAACTTTTTCTCCATCTTCATTAGTGTATTCAAGTTTCTTTTTTTCTAGTTCTACTTCTAATGCCATTATTTTCTTTTTTTAGTTTTCTTCTTTTTCTTTTTAGGAAATCCAGCTTTCATATTAGCATAAGCTTCTTTTGAAATTGTTGATTTTGATTTAGGTCTTGAAATACCTTTTCTTTTTCTTTTATTAATATTTGCATATAATCCAGGTTTACTCATAATATTACTAAAGCCTCCTCTATTAAGCACGTCTTTTCTTTTTTGATTTACCAGCTTCAGAAAGAGCTATAGCAATAGCTTGCTTTCTTGACTTAACTTTTTTCTTAGATTTACCAATAGGTAATTTTCCTTTTTTATATTCTCTCATTACTTTAGAGATTTTTTTCTGTGATTTTGTTTTTTTCATATACCCATTAATACCTCCTGGTTCATACCATATCTATCCTAATAGATATATAAAACAAAAATATTGATTTTTAAAGTGTTTATTTAGCTTTGATTATTTTTTGGATACTCTCTGATCCATCTATATTTTTAACGATTTCCGCTTCTACTTCACCACACATAAAAGTTTTATTAGCCATATCCATGTTACGAGTGGCTTCACGTTTCATCTTCAGGCAAGTTGATAAGCTCTCTTGTATTCGATGTTCCACAAGTTTGCCATTGATAAATAGGCATAGTGCAAAAACCAGTTTTATCATTTTGTCTCCATTCGCATTCAGCGTATTCGTTGTTATAATCGTATTCTTGTAAAGAACCTTCGTTAATGAGAGTTACCATTTAACTTTCCTAAGTTAGCTCTTACGGAATCTTTTAATTTTTCTACATCAATTTGTAAACGTTCTACATCATGTTGTAAACGTTCAATATTGACTTTATTTGTCATATTTTGTTCTTGATTTTTTTCTAGTTTTTCAACTTGTTGTGCTATGTGTTCTAACAACATAAATTGTTCTTGATCAATTGGTTTTTGTGCTGATGCTTCTAATAAGTCTTGTTCAAATAATTTATTAGCTGTTTCTAATTGATTTAATCTTTCTATAACACCAAAAGCAAACCATGCGCCTATTACAATCGCAGTTATAAGCCCTATCAGATTCCTTAATGGAAGTCCGATTTGAGTATTATCACTTACCTTCATAATAATTTTTCTAATAACATTAACGCTGCAGTCCCCACTCCAGCTAATAATACCCAATAGATTTTGTCTATCTTGCCGCCCAAACCTTCAATATCATCGTGCATATGTTTAAGATGATTATTTTTAATTACATTAATATCTTTTTTTAAGCCTGTGACGTGTCCATAAAGAGCAACTAAATGTTCACCAGTTGTCTTAGGAGCTTTAGCCATTATATTCCTTGTAACCTTGGATCTTTAGATGTAATATTTTTTGTAGCTTTAGGTCTAGCTATAGAGTCCATACTTCTTTTACGAAGTTGTACTTTAGCAGATTCCTGCTTTCGTCTTTCATCTATTTGTTTTTTTAAATCTCTGATTAAATTCATAGTCTACAAAGTATAACAAAATTAATTTTTAAGGCTAGAAAATAATGATTAACATTTCCATCTTCTACGAGCTTGTCGTATTCTAGAATTAGGATTATTTCTTGTTTTTGCAGAGCTTCTTTTTAATTGTCCTAATGATCTTGCACAATAAGATTTTCTTCTTTTAGCTGCTTTACTACCAGGTTTTACTTTACCAGTTACAGCCATAGATAATTTAGAACCAGGATTAGCTCGTCTATAAGCTCTTATTCCTGCTCTAGTCATACCCGCACCTTTTTTAGTAGGTCGATAATATTTTTTTCTTCTAGGAATATCTCCAGTTCTTTTTCTAGGTTTAATTCTTGTTCTTGCCATAATTAAAATCCTACTCTACCTCTACCAGTTTGATTACTTACAGGTCCACCATCAGATGCAAATCCGCCAGCTTGTGCAGTTGGTCCTGAAGAACCTTTATCTCCACCGCCACTTGTATATTGTTGTATATTTCTTTTATCTTTAGCTAATTGTTCAAATGATTGTTGTTGTGCAGCTTGTTTTTCTGATCTATTATTTAAAGCACCGCCTATAACAAATGGAATTGCAAAAGGTGCTAAAGCAGTTACTGGAGCATATCCCATAGATAAATTACTTGCAGCTGTAATAACTCTTCCAACATTTTGAACAATTGGAGGAATACCTAATTTTTCTTGTACAAAAGAATTATAAGCTCCTATATTTTTAGAAATAATATTATCAGCTTTTTCAAAAGCATTTTCTGTAGGTTTTTCAAAATCAAATTTAAAAAAACTTTTTTCTTTAGGCTTATTAAAATCTTTTATTTGTCCATCGTCACCTTCGAATATAGGACATACTCCATTAACAGACATTCTACCATTTGGACAAATAAATTCTTGCATTAACTTCTACCTTGTCTATTATATTTTTTATAACTTCGTTTTTCATTTTTATTCAAAGTCTTTTTATGTCTTCGAGGTCTTTTCTTTGGCTTAGGTCTAGGTACGAAGTGGGTAAACTTTTGTTTAGCCATTTACTTTTTTTTCTTCTTCTTTTTCTTCTTACCTTTTTTAATTACACCTCTTGCAATTAAAATATCTTTTTTAGTAACCTTACCATCACCTGACATATCAGGAAATTTTTTTCTTTTTTTCATATTAGTCTTTTTTCTTTCCTGGTCCAATATTAATTGGGATCACTTTAGCTTTTTTCTTATTAATTATATCTGATGCAGAAGTATAATCTTTAGCTTTACCTTTATATAAAACTCCACCTTTATAAGTGTCAGATACTGCAGCATTAGCTGTCATTTCTCTATCTTTAGATTTACCTTCTTCGTAGCCATCATCATCAATCATTCTAGCTTTAGAAGTATCTTCGAAATCTACATCCATAATATCTTTTACAACTTCTTTAGTTTTTTTAGCCATTAGTCTATCTCCACTTCTATTTTTAGTGATTTCATCATTTGCATATGATCAGCTTTTCTTTGATCATCTATTTTTACAACTTCATCTCCAGGATTTTGCATTGCTTTTTTTAACATTGCAGCATCTTCTACAGCACTAGGAAACTTGTCATAAAATCTTTTATCAGCGTCTTTAACATCTTGAACGCTATATTGTTTTACTCCAATTTTATTTTTCATTTTATTCTCCTTTAAGTTTTTTTATATTTTCGCCTGCTGCAGATCCTAATGTTTTACCTGCAGTCTTCAACTTAGATATAATAGCTTTATTTATTTTAGAGTACGAATTAGTATCATCTTCTGATTTATTTGCGATTGCTTTTAAATCCGCATCAGATACAGGGCCATAAAATTTTGCAGGTGGCGCAGTTTTACCTGCTAAATCTTTTTCAGTCTTTTCAGTCATCTTTTAAATCCTCCGGTGTACTTAATTTTTTATTCAATATACCTTGAAATACTGATTGTGTAAAGGTAGGAAGCATCATTTCGCTAATAGGAGATTTTATGTGGCCAGTAGACCAAGAAATACAAGGAACTCCCTTTTCGTCCCATGCAACTAAAGCATAGCCTTTTATATCAACTTTTTCTGTAATCTTGATACACGCATCATGAAAAGAACCGACAACTTCATCGTCTTGTCTTTGTTCTTTTTCTTTAGGTAAAGGTTTTCTAGGCGTTACTCTAAACGAATCAAGAGTAATAATGTTTGTTTTCGCCACGTTGTTTTCTTGTCTCATAATCTTCGTCCTCTGGATCATCGGGGTGAGTTACTAAAAATCCATCCCTTATACGCAATAAAGCTTGAACACATGTATCATGGATATCATCGTGCTTTCCATATGGAAATTGCG